GGGGGGGGGGGGGAAAACTGGAGTGTCTCGCTATGTTACTTCTCTATCACTCACATTATTCTGCTCAGAAGCAAGCAAACTAATTTGTGCATTGTGAAAAATATTTTTATCTGCATAAGGTTCTGGCATGAGTAGATTTGACCGTAATCCCGAGAGGCAGCCAGAGAGGGCTGACATGACTGTCGCCAAGGCTGCGCTCAAGAGTGGTGGATACTTAAGGAAGAAAAAAGATGAGTAAGAAATTAAATCGTGCTGCTGTTGTTCGTCGCAAGCGCAAAGAAATTCAACAGCAAATTTTTAACCTTGAGGATGACTTATTTTTAGCGATTGAAGGTTTGAACCCAGATGACCATCCTGTTTCTGTTACCATAGAGCCTGACCCGAAAAAAGAAAAGAGCATAAAGAGCAAGATAAGATCACTTAAGCTCAAGCTCAAGAATTTGGGCGGCAAAGGCGGCGGCGGTATGTACTCGCCTAGCAAGCCTCTAAAAGATCAGTCTTTGTTATCTATGGCTAAGAAGAGGCAGATGTGAGGAAGGAACACAAAAGCAAGACTGGTGGTTTGACCCCAGAGGGTCGCGCTCACTTCAAGCGCAAGGAGGGGGCTAATCTAAAGCCGCCTGTTCCCAAGGGTACAAATCCTCGTCGTGTTTCTTTTGCTGCTCGGTTTGCAGGAATGAAGGGGCCGATGAAAGACGAGAAGGGTCGCCCGACTCGAAAGGCATTGGCATTAAAGAAGTGGGGCTTTGGCTCTGTGGAAGCGGCTCGTAACTTTGCGAAGCGGCATAAGAAAGGATAGACCATGTGTATTGGTGGTTCTAGCGGCAAGACTGCTGAGGAATATTACCAAGAGATGAAGGTAGACCCGAAGCCGTTACCTTCTCTTAGCGTAAGCAAGAAGAAGCGAAGCGATATGAAGTTGGCAGATGTGCCGAAGCAAATGGCAACTGGTCAGCGATCTTCACTGCTTAGTGCTTTGACAACGAGATACTAATGCCAGAAAAAAAATACTCTCCAAAAACTTTACGCAAATTTGCAAAGGTAGATGCTACTGGGAAGAAAGAAGCATCCCTTCTCCGCAAAAAAATTAAAGAAATGGAAGACGTTTACGGAATTGGCTTGGCTGAGTCTATGGGCAACGATGGCGATAGGTTTACAACAAAAAGCAAAAGCCTACTAAAAAGGGGCATTAATAAAGCCCTTAACACTTTGCTTGCAAGAAATGAGAAGGACTTAATGTCTAACGCTAAGTACAAGAAGGCAACAGCCCGATTGAACGAGATAGAAAATATACTTAACCGCAGGGACTATGATTAATGGCTTTTTACATTGCGCACACAAACGAACTCTGGACTGGCGAAACCCATACGATTGCAGGGATTCATTATACTGGCAAGACGCGCATGGCTGATGCCAAGCGTTTAGTTGAAGGGCCAGAGCCAATAAGGGCGCGAACAACCAAGGGATCGTACAAGGCTGACAACCCTTCTACGCCTGACATTGATGAATCGAAAGCTGCGCCTAAAAAGAAAAGGAAGAAGAAAAATGCCTAAAGTTGGTGGAAAGACCTTCTCCTACAGCAAAGAGGGAAAGAAAGCTGCAAAGGCTTACGCTCGTAAAAAGAACAAGAGTGTGAAGAATGGCAGTAAATGAAGCGGGTAATTATACCAAGCCCAAGATGCGGAAGTCTTTGTTCAACAGAATAAAGGCCGCAAATGTTCAAGGCACTGCGGCAGGTAAGTGGTCTGCGCGTAAGGCTCAACTCTTAGCAAAACGATACAAAGCAGCAGGTGGAGGATATAGGTAATGAGAATACAATTCTTTAGCATAGGCATGATGGTATCAATCGTGACTGAACTTCAACTTCGATCAATTAATTTTGAGTGCAAGGTTGATGATCTAGGCTGTGGAGAAATCTTTTTGCAAGAAATTAGGTCGCATGAAGTCCTCGCAAAAATCGCTGCTTAAGTGGGGAAAGCAGAAGTGGCGCACTAAGTCTGGCAAGAAGTCTAGTGAGACTGGTGAGCGTTACCTTCCTTCTAAGGCTATCGCTGCTCTTAGTGATTCTGAATATGCAGCTACAACCAGAGCTAAACGAAAGGGCAAGGCTTCGGGCAAGCAGTTTGTGGCTCAACCGAAAGCAATTGCTGACAAAGTAAGAAAGTACAGAACGTAAGGAAAAAAAATGGCTGAGAAACGTAAACCTATTACCTTGATGAAAACTCGCGGCGGCGCACATCAATATGGAGGTGAGAACGCAAGCAAATTTCAGAAAGCGTTGTTCAAAAAGTATTTGGACAATCCCTTAATTGGCTCTGATACTAAAGAAAAAATGCGTCGATTAGAGGCAGCTATGTTTGCTAGTGATTCTCCGTCTAGAAATTATAATCCAAAAGAAGCTGAAAAAGAGCTTATAAGGCTTGCTAACCTAGACGCAAAGAAGCGAAGGAAAGCTGCAAAGGTTCAGTCCAAAAAGACAAAAGCAAAATAATGAGCTTCACCTCTACGATCACCCAACAAGATCGCGATATGCTTCGCGGCATTGTTCGCAAGGTTCATCTATCAAGCGTCATTGCAAAGTTCGGACAGCACTTTGTTACAGACCATGAGTGCGACAAGCTTATTGACAGCATTGCGCCAGAGGTGGTCGAAGATATGATCCGCTTTGGAGTGAACAAAGGGCTTAGATGATAGACTTCAAATACAAGCCAGATGGAGAAGTCCTTAAAGTATTTATGAAGGACGATACATTCTTTCGTGGCATAAGAGGGCCAGTCGGTTCTGGCAAGTCCGTTGGCTGTTGTGTAGAAGTGTTTCGCCGCGCAATCCAACAGGGCAAAGGGCCAGATGGAATCCGCAAAAGCCGATGGGCAATCATTCGTAATACCAATCCCCAACTTAGAACCACCACCATCAAGACATGGCTTGACTGGTTTCCAGAATCAGATTGGGGCAAGTTCACTTGGTCAGTGCCATATACGCATCACATCAAGAAGGGCGACATTGACCTTGAGGTTATCTTCTTAGCTTTAGACCGCCCCGAAGATGTAAAGAAACTGCTATCTTTAGAACTAACTGGCGTTTGGATTAATGAAGCTAGAGAAATTGCCAAGAGTATTATTGATGCCTGTACTATGCGTGTTGGGCGCTTTCCTTCTATGCGTGATGGTGGTCCTACTTGGACTGGTGTCATTGCCGATACCAACGCGCCTGAGGAAGATCACTGGTGGCCGATTATGGCAGGTGAAGTTCCAGTCCCAGATCATATACCGCGCGAGCAAGCTAAGATGTTGGTTAAACCAGACAACTGGTCTTTCTATACCCAACCCTGCGGCATGGTTGAAAAGAAGGGTGAAGAGGGCGAGGTAGAAGACTACGAGCCAAATCCCAAGGCCGAGAACACAAAGAATATGCTCAAGAGTTATTATTCCAATTTAATAAGGGGTAAGACTAAATCATGGATAGATGTGTATGTAATGAACCGCTTGGGCCACATTCAAGATGGGAAACCTGTCTATCCGATGTTTGCAGCAGAAGTACACGTTGCAAAAGAAGAAATACCAGTAGCAGCAAATTCCCCAGTTTATGTTGGCGTGGACTTTGGCTTGACCCCTGCGGCAGTGCTTGGACAAAAGGTTCGAGGGCGATGGTTTATTCAATCCGAAATTGTAGCCGTAGACATGGGCATCGTGCGTTTTGCCGAAGTTCTTAGAAACGAGCTAGCTATAAGATTCGCGGCAGCGTCAGAGGTGATAATCTATGGCGATCCCGCAGGTGATTTCCGCGCACAGACTGATGAATCTACTCCATTTCACATCTTGCGCGGAGCAGGTTTGAGAGCGTTCCCTGCGCCCTCCAACTCCGTTGACCTTCGGCTTGAGTCAGTGTCCTCCCAGCTGACAAAAATGGTCGAAGGGAAACCTGCTTTATTAATTGATCGCAGATGCCCACAGCTAATCAAAGGCTTTGAGGGCGGGTATGCGTACAAGCGGATGGAAGTTTCTGGCGAAAGGTATGCAGACAAGCCAGACAAAAATATGTTTAGCCACGTTCACGATGCTGCACAGTACCTTTTCTTGGGTGCAGGTGAAGGCCGAGCGCTTATGAATACACAGAAACCTGCAAAGGTATCTGTTGCAAAGCGCAGCTTTGATGTCTTTTCTAAG